GGCGAGTTCCAGGGCACACAGCAGCCGAGCTTCATGCGCCCCCTCCTACGAGGCCGAAGTTGCGGGCAAAGCCTGGGCGCCGCGCACACTGACCGCGTTCGCCCAATAATTGCCCATCGAATTGAGATCGCCGTCGCGCATGAGCTTGGCCACCGCTGTGGCGTACAGCGACACGATGTCATTGCGGGCCACAATCCCGGTGGTCGAGAGCGTGCCAGTATCAATGGCGCCGTAGACCGCCGTGCCGGTGTTGTAGATCAAATTGCGCTTGATGCAGAGCTGGCGGCAGAGCGTGGTGGCGACTAAGATGACGGACGCCGACCACTGCCCGCGAAACACGTTGTCTTCAATACGGGTGTTGTCGGTATCCACCAGGTTGATGGCTTTGACGCCGCCCGCCGTACTCAGTTCAGTATCAAACACACAGTCGTGGATGTACGTGTTATCCACGCTCGTGCAATCCACCATGATGGCGAAGTCATCGCCGGTCGCATCATAGGTAAAGCCCAGTTGCGCCAGTTCGACATCGTCGGCGTTCACATCCAGGCCCATGGTGATGGCCGAGACATTGGCCCGCACGATCATGTTGGCCAGCAGGATGTTGGCCGCCGCCAGAGTCACCGTCCCCGCCGTGTTGGTAAAATCCAGAATCGGACGGTTTTTGCCCTGCCCCAGGCCAATGACCGAGATCCCGGCCACGTCGACGGCGAGGGACGCGGCGCCACTGATGGTTTCGACATGCCCCGGCAAGGCCAGAATCACATCGCCCTTGTTGGCGGTACAGCGCCCCACCGCGTAATCAATCGTCGCAAAGGGCTGCTCTTTGGTCCCCGCCGTGGCCGTATCGGTGGCCCCGGTGGCGGTACTCTGCACCCAATACACGTTGTTCGGCGGCATGCCCTGGATCGAGGCCAACAAGGTCAACTCGAACGGTGTGTACGTAAATTTCTTTCTCTGGCCAGGAACCAGATTCACAGCGGCCATAGCCCTACTCCTTCTACAGGTCGTGGCACCCCAGCCAACGACTCCCACATCCAGTCGCGCATGGCGACCTCATCCCACTGACCCCAAGTCAGTGCTGTAGTGCCATCTTTACATCAGGGGTAAAGATGGCAAGTCGTCTTTACACTTGCGAAGTTGTCGTGTCATTGACCAAGGTCACCACCCCGTTGCCGTTCTTGTTATTGCCCGGCGCGACCGCCATCGGCTGCCAGCAGATAAACGGCTGGAAGTCGCCCACTTCGGTGCCGCCCAGGCCCGCCGTGACAATCTCCGCGACGACCTGGCCCCCGGCCATGACCTCGCCGTTGTCGTTGCCATCGCCGTTGGGAATGTCGAGGTAGTACACCGTCCCGGCCACCGCCCCGTCGGGGATACTGACCCGGCCCATCTCCACGCGCCCGGTATCGGAGCCGTAGGTCACCCGCCGGTCAAAGGCAATGACCGCCTTGGTGGTCAGCGTGTCGTAGTTAATGGCCACCGTAATCAGGACGCCCACCCGCGACACCTGCATGGGATGAAACGCCGTCCATACGCCCCCGGTGATGTCGCCGGTCGCGGCTTCCACCGCGATGGCGGTCGCGTGCCCCGTATCGGCCTCGCCGGTATGGGCGAAAAAATGCTCGAAGGTTAAGTTTTCACCGGCCATCTATGGCACCTCCTGTGCCTCAGCGGGACATCCTGTCCCGCACGTTTCGCTACAAAAAACGGCCTAGGTACTGAGCCATTTGATGATTCTGCAAAAACCGTCGGTCGAAACGTCGTACCACGAGGCAAAACTAAGGATGCCCCACCAGGCGGCGGCCTGAATACGCCCAAAGTCACTCTGGAAGTTGGGATCGAACACCACTTCCGGGGTCACGATCTCGACCCGCGCAATGGCCTGGTCGCCGAGGAACGCGCCTTCGGCAATGAGCCCGGTGGTGCCAGAGCTGTTGGCAATGGCGTCTTCCCGGTGGACTTCCATGACGCGAATGTTCTCGGCCTTGCCCACTTCGCCCCGGAAGAACAGGTCGCCCTTCTGGAGGTACAGGTGGATGGCTTGCCACAGCGTGTCACGCTTGATAGCGCGGGTATTGAGGCGCGCGGTGACAAAGATATAGTCTTCGCCCACGAACGGGGGACAGTGGATATTGCCAGCCAGGTAGTCGGCGATAATCCCAAAGTGATCAAACGTCATGCCACTGGCGGCGGCGGTCGAGACGGTGCCATCGGTGTCAAACGTGATGGCGGTGCCGCTGGTGGGCGTGGCGATCAGCTTGGCATCCGTGGTAAAGATGCCGTCGCGCGCCACGGCCGTATCCATGGCGCGTTCCATCTGGCGCTGCAACAGGCCCTGGAACACGTTATCCTGGTGAAAGGCGCCGAGCTGGCGCGCAAAGTTGGTCACGCGCAGGCCACCCCCCCACTCAAAGAGCTGGATCTGGCGCGAGCCCCAGGTAATGTTGGAAATGGGGATACGCGTGGACTCAGTGAGCTTCGAGGTCGCTGGGTCGGTCAGCTCATTCACGCGCATGAGATTGATATACTCGCCCTGGTGACTACTAAAGTCCTGGTCTGGTACCGTGGTGAGGGGCATCAATTTGGTTGCCCCTACTGCTTGCATCAGGAGGCGATCACTCAGGAAGCGGTTCTTATACACGCCTCCAGGAGCCGCCGTCCAGGTCGTGGTGGCCATATGCGTGAGTCCTCCATGACTCTATAAGGGGAACATCATGTCCCAACGCATGACTGTTGCCATTCTCTCTATCTACATGGACCCTTTAACATAGTTCTACTGTGAGGTTATGCTGTCCTTTCACGTTAGAGGAGATCCGTATGGAGCCCACCGATGCCGAAGTGACCGCCATCTTCCACTGCCTGACGGATGCCATGCAGGCCTACATCGTGGCGCAGGCGCCCAATCTGGTTTCCATGACCGCCTGTCTCTTTGCGGCCTATCGGTTCGTCGAGGCGCTCGAAGCCCTGGACGCCGAGCGCGCGCCCTAGCCAATGCGCTGAATGCCGCGCTGGGCACTCAGGATGCCGCTAATCGTCTGCGGCTGATACGTGTCGTTGGCCGGGGCGCCGCCTCCAGGCGTGGGCACTCCCGCACTCTGCCGTGCCATGGGCTGAGGTCTGGCGGGAGGCGGTGGCGTGGTGCCAGGGAGCGCCGCAGGCGTCTTGGGCGGCATAAACGCCAGCGTGGCGGCAATATCATCGGCAGCGCTGCGGCCGTCGCGGGAGACCTGCCCACCAATGCCCCAGAACATGAGCGACTCGGCACTCTGGAGGTGCTGCGGCGAGGACGGCGGGTGCACGTCGTAGCCCTTGTCGCGGGCCGTCTTCACCGCCAGGTCAATGACGTTCTGCCCTTCAAGCTGCTGCGTCTTCGCCGTGTCGTACTGGCTATAGACTTGCTGGGCGACCGGCTGCGCCACGGTACGGATATGCTCCTGCACGCGCTCTTGCGGCAAGATGTCTTCGAGCACGGCCTGCACCACAGTCTGGGCAAAGGCGCGGGCGCGGGCTTTGGCGTACTCCGGGGTCCCGGCTTCCATGTCTTCGATACTGCCAAAGGTCTGCTCAAAGCGTTGGGTGGCCCGCTCCAGCGCTTCCTCGCTGGCCACCAGCGGAGAAGGCGCTGCTGGGGCGACTGGGACTGGCGCGGGCGCACGCTGGAGCTGTTGCATGAGGTACTGCACTTGCGATTGCAGCGCGGCAATCTGGGGATCGACTAGACCGGCGGGCGCATCGGGGGCCTGCCCTGGAGCCCCATCCAGGGGCAGATCTAACGCCACGGGAGGCTCAGCGGGGGCCGCAGGATCGGGCAGGACTTCCCCACCCTCCAGGGGCGGCTCATCCACGGGCAAGTCTTCCAGGCCATCCCAGCGGCTGCGGGTCCCGGCCAGGGCGCGGTCAATTCCGGAGCCCACGGCAGGGTCATCAGTGCCCGGCAACTCCTCGCCCAGCATCGTCGTGGTAAACGGTTCACTCACGCAGAAACTCCTTTCGCAAAATCTCGGCCATCTCGTCGCGGGCGATGCGTTCGCCGACGCGCAAGTCTTGCGTGCATTGCCGCAAGATCTTGAGGAGCGTGGCGGCCTCGGGGTCCTGGGCCATGAGCACGTCAATCCGCGCCGCCAGCCCTGCGGCAATCTGCCGTGCCAACACGCCCCCCTGTCCCGCCAGGTCTTCCACCAGCGCGGCGTGCTGTTCCAGGCGGTGGTTGCGGCGTTCTTCGGCCTGCGCCTGGCGCGAGAGCGCGGCCACTTCCGTGGGGTTGCCGGTTTCCATGTCGAGGTCAAGACCAGGCCCCATGGGGGAAAAGTGCGTACTCATTCCATCGCCTTCGCTTGGAGTACCTCAAGAGATTGCTTGAAGAAAAACCAGGAGATGTCTCGTTGCGCCCACAACTGCCAGAGCTGGGAGACGAGATAACTGGCGCGCTCAATCCAGGGTTGTTCGGTCATGCGCTGCCTCCTACCGGCCGCTGCGCCATCAGGCGGGCCTTTTCTTCTTCCATGGCGATGCGCTCGCGTTCCACCTGCATCTGCTCCCGGTGCATGGCCACGGCTGAGGCAATCTTGGCGAGCTGGCTGTCGGCTTTGACTTGCGCCACTTCGAGCATGCCTTCGTCCATGTGCAACTGGTGCATGATCGCCGTAATGTCGGCGGCCATCTTGGCGAGGTCGCCCTGCATGCGCTGGCGCTCGGTGGCGTTGTGCATCTGCGCCGTCTCGCCTTCGAGCTGCGCGATCATGACTTCGACGGCGTCTTTCTGGGCCTGCGCCTGCATCTTGGACTGTTCGAGCTGGGCCTTGGCGGCGTCCACCTGGCCCTGCTGCTGGAGCGCCTGCACCTGGGCCTGGAGGAGTTGCTTCTGGGCGTCCTGGACTTCCTGGCTATGCTGGGACTGCTGCTGCATGAGCTGCTCGGCTTCTTTGTCGTCAATGACCAGCTTTTCGTCTTCCAGGTTGGCGCGGGCTTCAATCGCTTTGACCACGTTGTAGGGCCGGATGTAGGGACCAAAAACCGGGTGCGTGGTCATCGGGACAATCAACTTTTCGAGGGCTTGCAGCTCGGCTTCTTCCTGCATGACCGTCTGGAGCCCGGAGACGTGGAAGTGGCCCTGGAGGGGCGGCATCTGGAGCGTGCCGTCTTGCCCCAGACTGAAGGCCCCGGCGTTCGTCAACGCCTCGAGTTGCTCCTTGGGGAAGACCATCTCCAGGTCCTGCGGCGTGACGTTGAGCATGAGGGTTTCCATGCCGGCCACGATCGCTTGCAGGGCGCCGACGTCGAGGTTCATGCCCATTTTCGCAAAGGCCGTCTTGGACTGTGCCAGGTTCTGGGCCGCTTCCCGCGCCGTGAGATCGGAGCGGTAGCCGGGGAGTCCCTGGACGCTGTCGTTGACCATGGTGCCGCGCTGAAACGCCTGGTCGAGCCACTGCTCGTTGGCCATGATGTCGTTGGAGATAAAGCGCTGATCGACGGTGCGGCAGACCATCTGGCCGGAGACCGTATCGCGCGTCTGCATGACTTTGCCGGGATACACGTCGATGTCGTCCTGGTCGACCAGGGCACGGATGTTCAGCTCCCGCATCGGGTTGACAATCCAGTTCTGATAGTCCGCGTGCAGGCTGAGTAAGTTGCACATGAGATACCAGAGACTGCGCACACTTTGGAGGAGGGAGCGTCCTTCAAAGCGCAACAGATGCGGGAGCGGGGAAAACGACACGCCGGGCCAGCGCAGCGAGGAGTACGGGGAGGGGGCCGGGTCCGCGATCACCCGAGAGCCGGCCACGGTGAAACTCGCATTGGGGAGCAGGAGTTCCCCGCCTGGACTGAGCACCGTGCCCCAAAATTCCCGTGTCAACACGGCGTGCCTGTATTTGTTGCGTTGATACACGTACTGGCGCAAGCGCGCGGCTTCGGGCTGCTGCGTCAGTTGATTATTGACCGCCGGTTGCGTGTTCTGGAGGTTTTGCAGACCTGCCGTGGAGTGATAGCGCCCGTCCTGCTCGCCCTGGCGCAAGACCCAGTAGTCCATGTACTCCTCGTGAATCCAGTACATGCCCGATTGCGGCTCGCGGTTGAGGGCGTCCGGATCGCGGTAAATCTTCCAGGGCTCCACCAGCGAGTACGTGAGACACCGGCGCTGGCTATCCCAGATCGGGATCATCTCAAACGATTGCCCGACGGCAAAGCCCATCTCGGTGGCATCGGTAAAGCGCACCACAAAGTTGGCGTGCTGTTCGTCGAGCATGCGCGACATGAGGCGCGTCCAAAACAGCGAGACGTGGTCCTGCGGTTCTTCTTTGATGGAGAGAAAGTCCGGACTAAACGCGGCTTGCACCATGGCCACGGCAAACTGGACGGCGGCGTAGGGCTTGGGAAGCATGGCTTGCGACTGCCACTCTTCTTTGGCGGCGTAGTTGGGCGGTTCTTTTTCCTGGTAGAGATCCCAGCAGGCGCGTTGCATGGCACGGACATCCCGCGTCGCCGTCGAGGACGTGCGCACGCACTCGGCGACGTAGTCGACATAGTGCTGGGGATTTTCGCCCGCATAGGCGCCGGCGGCGTCGGTGCGCTCCCCCATCTCCTGGGCGTCCGGCACGCCATGGGACGCGAGTTGGCGCTGGATGCGCGCAATCTCTTGCATCACCTCGGCCTGACCGTCAGGAATGGGGGTGTAGGTTGTGGCCACTAGCGCTTCCTCTTGCTGACGCCAGGGATGGAGCCCTTGCGACGCTTGCCTTGTCCTGAGACGCTGAGCGCAATGGCGAGGGCCTGGTCACGATCCGTCACGACCGGGCCATCGGAACTGCCGCTGTGTAACTCCCCCGCTTTGAATTTGTGCATCTCGTCCTGCATCGCAGCCTGTTT